TCAATCCAATTTTATCGGATAATTAGCCGTCAAAACCTCGATTTTTTGTACTGTTTTGCCCAGCTGCGAAGTCATAGGCTTTGCCATTTTTAATTCAACTTGATACCAGCCATATCGTTTCGCCATTGTTGAAAGCCCTTCATTACGAAACGAACTCAGAAGAAACCTTCCATTAATCACTGCAAGCAATGCCAAAAGCTTGTCGAAATCATCTTGATCGTAGCCGTCGTAATGTCCTTGAAAAGAACCGACGTACGGCGGATCGAGGTAAAAGAAAGTGTCTTTTGTATCCCTCGAACGAATAACCCTCAGCGCATCACAGCATTCTATTTGTACGTTCTGCAACCGTATCGCAATCGCTTCGGTAAATTCGCTGCGCTTGTGTGCCAGTTTACGAGTTGCAGCACCCGCTCGGTCATAACCGAAACCTGCGATAAAATTATTACCGAATGAACAGTTGCCCAGCATCCATACCGCCCACGCACGCTTGATACGATCAAACATCTCCGGATTTTCATACACGACTTGCGCATGCCTGTGCAGCTTTCGACTGTGCAAACTGATTGCGACCTCTGCCTGTAAAGCTGAAAAATCACGCTGTAATACCTCATAAAAATTGATAATCTCAGAGTTTATATCGTTGATGATTTCAACTTCAGACGGTACCTTTCTGAAAAATATCGCCGCTCCGCCGATAAACGGCTCGCAGTACACCTTGTGCTCCGGAATAAGCGATACAATTTTGCCGGCAAGCTGTTGCTTGCCTCCATAATATGAAAGAGGAGTTTTCATACAACAACCCTTAAAATAGATTGACATAAACCGAAGGACTAAAACCGCCGATCATATACATACCTGTACAGGTCGGGCGGGAGCAGGTTATCCTGTAAGTGGGCAAACACTTATCCGCGGGTTGCCGCTCGCGGGTTTCTGCCTGTTACTATCATATTCCGTACCATACGCTTGTATGTGTTAGCCGCTGTTAATACTGCATATATTTCTAAAAATTGTTAATGCTATTTTAGCTTTCGTTTTATCATATATCTATGTAGGGTTATCCAAGTAACACCTAATTTTCGTGCAATTTCTGATTTACTCTTACCCGCGAGACGTGCACGGCGTATTTGTCCGCCTTTACCTGTTAGTTTATAATGGCTTGACGCTTGCCCTTTTCTCCTGCCGATATGCTTGCCTGCTTTTCGTGCACGTTCCAGTCCTTGTTTAGTCCGCTCTGAAATCAATGTCCTTTCGATTTCCGCCGATAAACCAAATGCAAAAGCTAAAACTTTCGACTGGATATTATCGCCGAGTTCATATCTTTCTTTTATCGCAATAACTTTTACCCCTCGATCCGAAAGATATTGTAAAACATCTAAAATCATCATAAGGCTTCGTCCTAGACGTGATAACTCAGTACAAATTATGGTATCACCTTTCTGTACTGTCGATAACAAAGCGCCCAACTTTCTTTTTGCCGGCTTTTTTATTCCGCTGATTGTTTCCGATACCCATTGCACATTGCATAACCTATGCGTTTGGCAATAAGAACGTATCGCCAGCTTTTGATTCTCGCATACCTGTTTGCCTGTACTTACTCTAATATAACCGTATACCATACATACCTCCGAGTAATTATTTTATGCAATAAGATTAAACAAGAATTTGTTTTATAATGGGCTTAATAAAAAACGGGCGAATTAATTGCACAGCAAGATGCAACCGCCGTAAAAGGACTCTCCGTAACAAGAAGTAATAATTTAAAGGGATCGTTTTTACCAAAAGGTTCTAGTAATTTTCTTCTCGGAGACGGTACAACGACGGAGGGAGTCTTTTCCAAGGGATATGTTGGTAACGGGCATTTGTTTGCAGACTCTGAAAGTTCTTACAACGTATATCAGATTAACTTGGACGCTAATCACCAGCATGAATTATCAGGGGACAAGGAAACACGCCCCCATAATTATACTGTAAAACTTTGGTTACGCACTGCATAACAGCGGGCACGGCAAATTGCAATCCGATTCCGGTTGTTTTTACGGCAATAACTATGGACATAGTGGAGCAGGTCTCAACGATCCAGATGATAGCCGCGAAAGACACGTTTTTGATGCCAGCCGATCATCGAATATTTATAAAAACAACCACAGCGAAGTTACTCCTATCAATTTCGCAATGAAAATCTGGTTGCGTACTGCCTAAGCGACACGCAGCCATAATTTTACGCTATAGTTTTCGGGCGTTACGTGTTCGGAGTTGCCGTAAATTGAATTTGCCCTTGATGCATCGAAGAGTCGTATGGAGCGATTCTTAACACCATTCCATGCCGCATCACCTTCGTAGCCACCATGATAGAAAGCACCTGTGGCTGTTCCCCCACCGTTATTTCCCGTTGCTACAGAGATTTTTCCTGTGATATTCGGCAGCCCCTCTTGCTGTGCAATTAATTCGCCCGTTTTTTCTATAAAGACAGCTGCATTGCCCCCTGTCGCGCGGAAAAACGCCCCTGTATACTGCTCTTGCAACTTCCATTTTGTACACACAAACAAATCCGTCGGACTGGTTTGCTGCGGATATTGTACATACACCTCTCCGATGCGCGGACACGATAACCCTTCCCATTTATTCCCGTTCCAAATGACTGTCTGTATCTGGCCCGCCTGCAAGGTTGAATCTCCGTCGCGCGCAGTTGTCCCGCGTATGGCATGGTCTTTCTGCGTTGAATTAATAATCTTTACTTCAATGCCTGCGTATGTGCCGTTACCCAGCGTCAAAATTACCGGAGATGCAGCTGTCACAACAATGGTTTTGTCGTACTCGATCGTCCCCGTATCGTAAGAGTCGGTGACGGTTATGTGCGTTCCGCCCTGCGTCTCCAACCTCTGCTTTCCGCCATTCCATCGCACAAAGGCACCGTCGCTCATTTCTGAGCTTTCCGCACGCGTCGCAAGCGGCTGCGCATCTCCCTCATCTCCGACACGCGCCGTACCGGTTTTATCAAAAGCAAGGACACCGTTCTTCGTGCCGTCATAACGTTCGGCAATCAAACCGGCAAGCGCATTGCTCGCCAACGCTGCAATCGCTCCGGCGCGCAGGTGTATCATATCTTTTTTTGTGTACACATCTTCCGCGTGTGTGATTTTGTTCGCGCCTTTTTGTATGATATCGCCTTCAACGGTGAGCTTTTTAAGTGCAACGACACCGTTGATGATGTCGTCGATTTCTTTCTTCCGCGCGATATCGGCTTCCGTTGCCGGTGCTGCAACTTGCGCACGGCCGGCAGCATCTCGCATAATACCCTTGTTTGCTGCAGCCGCAGAGACAAACAATTCTGCAAGCTGTGCTCCCGATATATTGTTCGGCGTACCGCCCAGTTTTGTGATCAACCCGGAAAGATTGTCGAGTATGAGATTGATCGTTTCCGCCGGAATAAAACTCGGTTTAACAAGCGGATCGTCAAAACTCCCGTTAGTAAATTTACCGGATGCATCGACACACGGCCACTGTACTTTTTCGCCGAAAATCGTTATTTCTTCATTCTTCGGATACATGCCTGCCATAAAATCTCCTAGTCATAAAAAAAATAAATAATCATATTCGCTAAAAGCGCCTCTCGTATTGCCCGCTCAAAACCTGTTTTTAAATCCGGATTTTTAATTTCCACTGTGATAAACAAAACGGAAAAAGATGTCGGCGCGCACATACGGTTTATGCCGATACGAGTGTGTCCGAAAAAAGCGGAACGGTAGGGGTAATATACGCGTTTTATTTTTGCCGCATAAAGACCTGCAACTTCCTCCAACACGGAAAGATTGATATGTCCGCGCCGCTTTGTTAAAAGCAACTTCCGCCGTAAATCGAGCGGCAAATCCGTATATACCGCGCCCAACAGTACCCGTTCCCAATCGTCTATCATGGTATCTGCCGTCTTCGGCGTTGCTTCTTGGATCAAAAACGGAAAGCGGTTTTTAAATCGATATAACTCTTCCGCTTGTTCTTCTACCCATTTTGAAACATCGCTTTCAGGATCGTCAAACTGTGCATCCCAATAAACGCCGTACGGGAAGAGCTTTCTGATCGCCTCTTTATATTCGTCCGTACTGTGTACGAGTTTATTTGACGGCAAAGCGCACCGTCCCCCATACCGGATATTCCAATATGGTTGTCGTAAATTCGCCATACGAACCGTTCGTCAGTTCGACTTTTGCCCAGCTGATTTTGATACCGTCTACGATAGCATCCCGAAAGCTGCCTTCCGTATAACGCACACCCGGACGCGCCGAAGCGTTGAGATAGGTCTTAATACGTTGCTCTGCCGTGCTCTGATTTTCGCTGCTGTTTTCGGCCGCCAGTAACGTTATCGTCATGTCGATTGGACGCAAGGTCGGCGTACGCACGGTGTACAAAACGGGCGGCGCAACTGAATCGATATATAACGTGACTACGGACAAGTTGCCGACTTGTGTAATGCCGTTGAAATGATCGCCGGAAACAACCTGTATCAATAATGCACCGAATATGCCGAAGTTCTTAAACTCGAACGCTTTCGATACATCTGCAGACGAGTCGACCGCCCACGCAGCAAAGTCTCCGATCTTACCGTAGCGCGTCGTGTTGCGAAGCGCGAGCAACACGCGGGAAAGATATTCCTCATCTGTTTCTTCGTCAACTCCGCCGACTATACCGCTTCCAAGCGTAATCGCTTCACTCGAAAGCCCCGTTGGAATTGCCGACGACAGCTTCAGCTTTTGTCCTGAAGCGAGATTTGATGCAGCCCCCGCCTCTTCTGCCTGCAGCCATATTTCCGCTTTACCGGTGCTGTCTATTTTTGTTGCTTTATCGGTAAAATACCGCTTACCCGATGCCGATGTGTACACAAGACCCGACGGAACGGCCGTTCCCGGAACTCCTTTAACTTCGGCCTGTCCGACCGCCGATACCGCATACAATGGCGGAACTCTATCCGACCAGTGCATTCGAAGATAGTCGCCTGTTGCCGTGTCGGGAAATAACTGATCAGCCAAAAACGACAGATCACCCAAAAGCTGGTGATACATCCCCGCCTGTACTTCCGAAAGGACTCGAATAAGATTGTGCCGCGCGCTTTGATCAAGCGGTTTAAATCGGCTCATATACGCCGCATACATGCGGTCAAGCAAAACCGCAAGCGATTCTCTAACTAACGCCATGCCATACATCCTTTATAAAAATCGTTCCGCCGTCGCCTTTTGTAATCGTCAACGCATAATCGATTTCGTTTTTGCCGCGACGCTCGGCCGTACATTGTATGTCTTTTACAAGTCCATCCTGTTTGAGCCACGCAAGACTTTCCAAAATCGCCGTGCGAACTTTGCCGGCCGTCGTTCCGTCAACTTTTCCTTCCTGTCGAAGCACCCACAGCTCCGAGCCGAACGAGGAGTCTGCCCACCAGCGCCCTTTATCGGTTCCGATGCTCATCGCGACAAGCTCTTTAATATCTGTCCAGTTTTCAAGTTTTACCGGTTCAGCCTTGCCCATGCTGTACCTTCTTGTTTTCTATCTGCGAGAAATTTTCTTTATTTACGAGCATTTCAAGAGAGGCAATCATGTTCGATTTAAAAGTCGCTCCTCCGTCTTGCGGAGAGACTGCCGCCGTTTTAACCGCATTGATGATGCCGTCTATGCGGGCGGTCATCTTTGCAAGCTCCTTTTTTAATTCCTCGATCTTGATAAGACCGCCGAAGTCCGTACCGTTGAGTTCTACGGTTTTATCGGAGCGGACGATTACAAAGCTGCCGTCTTTGCTCCATAAAGCCGCATCCCCGTCTTTGAGTTCCGGCGCACCGTCAACGGAACATATCGGAAGCAGAACATACGAACCTGCGTTTCCGCCTTGACTTAAAACGACAGCTTTTCCTTCTTTTGCTTTTGCAAAAAAACCGTACTGGAACAATTCTTCCGTTTCGATCGTGCGGCAAAACTCCGTTTCAACCGTTACGGTTTTATCGTCGCGAGTTTTTAAAATGCCGAAGTTGAAGACGTTTCGTATCTTTGCATACAGCTCGCTCAAATTCATTTTTTCACCTGTATGGGAGTTATATTGTGTTTCGCGGCAATCTGCTCAAACCGGGACATCTTTCCCGTCTTTTTAGCGGCAATCGCAGCCCCTTCTTTTCCCATGTATACTTCAGGATTTACCAAGCTCACCGTGCAGTCAAAAGCGGTCGGTTCTGCGCGATATTCGACTTCACTGATCATCATTTTACCGTCAATACCGGCCGACGGTATGTAAACAGGGATTAGGAAATTCGGATTGAAAAAAAGCTCTTTTTCTTCCGTACTGCCGAAACTTTTGATCTGCTCGTCGGTCAAGCCCCAGCCTGAAACGGTTACTTTTATCGTCCGCTTTCGGCGGCGGTATAATTCGATCAATGCACGACGTTTTGCCTTTTCCTGATCGAGATTGAAGTCTGAAAGATTGAGCGTTAAAACCCGTTTGTTTTTGCAGCGACCGTCAACAGCGGAACCTTGTACGCCGCTTGAAACGACGACGTACTCATGAAACTGTTCGGCTCCCGCTTCGGTTGTTTCGACCGATTTGATATTCGCTCCTTCTGCTAAAATAAAATGCCATTGTTCCGCATCGCGGCCGGATTTTGTAAGATACAAATCACCTGCTTCGTTTGATGTGAACACACATCCTTGATTATCCGCAGCGTTTAATAAATGTGTCCACGGCGATTCGCAATTCCAAGCAAACACAGGTATTGTTTCTGTAAAATCTGTTCCTCTCGGTATTTGGTGAACTTTAATATGAAATTTTTGGTACGCGATTTGTTCTGTAACTTTCAATAATGTTGTACCGCCCGCATATCCCGTCCACGCGGAGTCAATAATGTCCCGTGCCGGAGAGCGTCCCAAAACCGTGATATATTTCCGCCCGCTGTCGGTCGTATCGGTGATCTCGTCGATAAGCACCGTCGTTACACGGAGGTTGCCGCTGTTATGCGTTATGTACTTGTTGTAAAAACGCACTTCAACAGTATCATGTACCGCAATGAGTGTACGCTGGCTTACCGGCAGTTCGAGCGTAAGACTATGACAAATCTCATCAAGCGATTTTGTAATCTGGATTTTATTCCAAACAAGCGACCTAAAATTCTTGGTGCCGGCAGGGGCAGCGTTGACGACGATTTTAGACATAGCGTACCGTTCCTTCGAGCGCAAAGCTGTCTTCAATGGTATTCAACGCTCGCAACACCGTCTCTTCCGCTCCGAGATAGTGTGCCAATGCCAAAATCGGCATTGCGCCGTTAAGCGCGATCGAAAGCTCTTGGCTCAACTGTCGAGAGGCAAGCTCTTTCGATACGGCAATGCGTAAATCGTTTATCGCTTCATAGACAGCAGGGTCGCTTCCGTCCACGTTTTGCTCAAGCCGCTCATACAACGCGAAGAGATTTGCCGTCTTGTCGTATGACTGTGTCGTAACATCCGGCAAAAGCTGTGCCGCACTGTATAAGGCTGCAGCCCTGTATAAGTTTTCCGTTGCCCTTTTTGTCATAACCTGTTTAACGGTTACCGCTTCAAGAGGCAGGCTGTATTTATATTCCGATAAAAAACAAAAGAGCGCGTTTTTTTCATTATTCGCAATGCGGAACAAAGCAGCGGTTTCGTCTGTCGCATTTTTGATTTCCGAAATCCCTGTAATAATTTTTCCTGCTGAAGCAAACAATGCTTCGGCGAGAGCTTTCGGTGAACGTATCCCTTGTGCCAAAAGGTTGCTGAGGCGGGAAGCCGCATTCGTCATTTCGTTTAATTTTTTAAAACTGCCTTGTATGCGACCGACCGTTGTAAAAAGTCTTTGTCGTATGAGATTAAATGAATTTACAAGCACTTGGTCTGCGGTATTGCCTCGAAGCCGCTTTTCATACGCATCCGTTATCGCAATTTTTACCGCTTCCGCCGCTTCGGGGACGGTTTTAGTAAGCTCTCCTGTAAGCTCCCAGCGTTTTTCAACGGGGCAGCCGGCTCTGGTAAAGGTCAGCTGTATTTTGCATTGCCCCGATTCCTTACCCGATTCCTCGATATCCCAGTCGACGACGATGACGGGAAAGCGTCCCCAAAGCGGGAGACTGAGATATCCGGGAGCGTCGTCCGTCGCCGGAACCCGCAGTGCCTCAACGAGCGCATTCCGATTTTTGATATAGTTGTCTCCGCGCAAAAACCCGGACACGGTGATACCGTGCGGTTTTTCGTTGAGAGCGGTCGAAGACCACAGGCCGAAAAAAGGATACTCTTCCGTGTCGACACTCAAGCCGGCCGAAAGCTTCATACTGTCATAGATAAACGGAACCGGAGTTTTTTTCGGTGCTTGATAGCTTGTCTGCGCCGGAGTATCGCTTGCATGATAGTCAAAGCGCTTTTCATTTTCTCCCCGCGTCGCTCCGTATGCTTCACGCCAGTTTTCGCTTGCAGGAGCGGGCAAGTCTGCGTCCCAGTTATTCATATTTAATACGCACCCCTTGCTTCTACGACGCGGCCGGTGTTATAGATAAACGGCGTCGAGTTCGATCGTATCGCAGCACTTACCGTCGGCTTGTCTCCTGTGAGATTGACGTTTAGATCCATCACGGCAGTTCCTTCGAGCTTTGCCGTTTGCTGTGCTTGCGGCAGCCGTTCCATCGACGTAAGCTCTTCCTTTATGGCTTCCGTCTGCGGTACGACTTTATCACGGCTGAAAGCGCCGCCGATCGCTTCTCCCGCTTTGCGTCCGAGTTTTCCGCCGAGCCATCCGACCGCAGCTCCGCCTGCCATACCGATCACTCCGCCGATGGCGGTTCCGATTCCCGGAGCGATTGCCGTCCCGATCATCGCTCCGATCTTACCTGCCGCAAATGCGCCGGCGGCAACGCCGAGTCCCGTACCGACGGTCGTTCCGATTGCATCTCCTATTGCGCCGCCTTTCCCGCGTGCCTTTTGCTTTTCGCTTAAATTTTCATTCGCATTGATACTGCGCACTTCGTCGATCGCGGCAAGCGTTTTTACCGCACCGGTCGTGACTGTCTGCAGCACACCCGCCTGTATTGCCCCCGCGCGGAAATTCCGTGCATTTGCGTTCATAATTGAGCCGAGTGTCTGTGTTGCGCCCGCGCCCGTGCCTGTACCCTGCGGCATACCGTTTGCCGCACCGAGTCCGCTTTGCCCCATATTGGTAACATAGACGGGCATTCCGCTCGCAGCCCCTTGTCCGAGGCCGAGAGCAGTCTGCATCTTGCCGCCGGTTAAATTTTTAATACCGTTTGAAATCGTGCTGATAAATCCCGACAGAGTTGCAAGTCCTTTCACCGCGACGATCGCACCGAGTCCGTATTTAATCGTATTAAATACTTTTTCCATCCGCTCCGGATTTTCAGACAGATACGAAAGTAAATCATTGAGCCGCTCCAACGGCTTTGCCAAATTCGTATCGGCAAATTTCAAAAAAGTCGTCTGCAGATTCTGCAAGTTCGCTTTCATCGTCCCCGACATACGTGCGGACTTTGCTTCGAGCGCTCCTGTTGTATCGCCTAGATCATCCGTCAGTTTTTTATAGTTTTTCCCGTACTGCTGAAAAGCGCGCACGGCTTTCATCGAAGACATCCCGAATATTTCACCCAGAAAGTCCGCATTGCCTTCTTTTTCCGCCACCGCGAGCGTATCCTGCATAATGTCTGCGAGATCGCGAAATTTACCGGTACTATCGCGAACGGCCACGCCGATAAGCCCCAGTTTTTCCTGTTTTTGCGGATCGGCAAGCTCGGACATTATGGCATCGAGAGAGGTAACTGCGGCCTCTTCGTTCTTTGTTCCGGAGATAAGGATCTGCATCACCGCGCCGAGTTTTTTCGTATCTTCGATGGAGTTTCCGATGGGCGAGTATGCGGATAAAACGGCCTTTGCGGTCTTTGCGAACTTGCCGAACGTGTACTCGCCCTGATCGCCCTGCTTTACCATATCGTCCATAAGCTGGCTGATAGAGGATGCGCTGTAGCCGAACTTTTGAAACTCCGAAAAAACATCTCCGATACTTTCGCCCGTTTCTCCTGTCGCTTGTAATGCAACGGCAATATTTTTAATATTGTCTTCGACGTATTCGAGGTTACCGGTTTTCGTCATAACGACATCGAGCGCGTCTATAACTTTTGACGGATCGATTTTAATATTCGGATCTTGTGCGGCTTCAAAAATTTTCTGCTTTAATTTATTAACCTGTTCCGCCGATGCGTCGGCGGTCATGCCCATGCGGGTAAGACGGGCATCCATATCGATGATCTGATTCGAGGCGGCGCCGAGGGAGAGCGACACACCGAGCGCGCCGAGTTTTGCTGTCATCCCCGAAAAAACGCTATCGACTTTATTGACGGCAGACATTGCTGTAGACGCAAACTTTTGCGTAGCGGCGCCGGCACCTTTTATCTCTTGAGAAAATTTGTCTCTTAAGGAAAGCAGTACGCCTGTTTTTATGTCAGCCATTATTTTATTCCGTTGACAGTCTTATAGTTTTTTACCGCCGCCGCATGCCATTTCTTGAGTTCTTTCCACGAAAAGTTCAAAATAACGGTATACGGCAAGGACGGCAAAAGGCTCATAAGCTCGGTTACCGTTTCAAATAGAAAATCGCATACTTCGGCAGCGGTCAGTCCGCCGCCTTGGTAGGGTCTTCTCCCGCGTTCGCCTCGTCGCTCGGGTCTTCATAGTCCGCTTTAAGGCCGAAAAAGACCGCGTAGATCTTTTGCAGATCGTACCGGATATTCGCCCAATCGCGCGGGTCGATCTCCTGCAAAAGCGATTCGGGTTCTCCGGTAAGGCCGGATAAAAGCGCAATATCCGATGCTACATCACCAGCCGCATGTCCGTCGGTGCGCATAAAGTGCTTTACCTTCGGCTGAGAAAGCGTCAGCTCCGAAACGGTTCTTTCTCCGAGCGTAACCGGATGCTTCAAATAAATCGTTTTCACAACCTCTCCTTACACGAGCTTTTGGCTCTTTGCCGAGTTGTACGTCACTTTAAGCTCGCCCTTAGAAAGCTCTACCGCCTCTGTTACCCATGCAGCAGGCATCATGTGCTGACTGCCGCCTGACAAAAAAATAGTGAGTGTATCGTTTGACACGTTCGCAAATTCCTGCGGGTCGATCGCCGCGTTCAGCGTCAGCACAAGCTCCGCCGCTGTCGGCGTTTCGACATAGCCCGTGTTTTCATGCACTTCGCCGACTTGCGTTTCCCGTTTGAAGCTCGACGGCTTAAACGTCGCGCCTCCTTCCTTTAAGGGCAGCTCTCCCAAACTTGTCGATATAACTCTTGAAACCTTTAACAACTGCATATTCATTTCCTCCTATTTGAATTGATTGAGTCCTGCGCCGATGAGGAACTGACCGATTAAAACCGGCTGATGCCGATATTCGAGCCGTGTTTTGCTTCCGGCTTTCACTTCGACAAGGATTGACGCTTTATAGCTTTCAAAGTCCTGACACCAGTTTTTCTGCCCAATGAAAACCGTTTGGTACAGGTCGGCCAAAAAACTCCGCCAGATTCCCGGTGTCATCACCTTCGCACCCGCGCCGAAGTTTTCGTCGGTGCTCGCGAGCTTCCACGCCTTAAAACGTTTTTTCGCTTCGGCGTTGATATAGGTGCGCACCGCATCGACGGTTTCGACGACCTGAATATCGAGGTAACTCGTATCGCGGCCGCCGTCCGTGTTTTCTGTGTAGCTCGTGACGAGCCGCTCGATAAGTACGTTCCCTGTCGGATCGAGCCGCCACGTCGCTACGCCCGCCTCAAGCAGTTTTTGCCTTGTGTCGAAATCGTATTCGCTGTCGGCACCTAAGCCTACAACTTTTGTGTCGTAGGTATTGGCGCTCGGATCGTCCGCTAAAATACGGCAGGCAGAAGCCGCGAAACGCGATGCCCACTCGCACGGAAGCGATACGGCTTCCCCGCGCGGGATAAGGCAGATATGAGGAGAGTTGATTTTTACCGCCTGAGCAAGGATCGATCCTGCTTCGCTCGCGCTTCCGATCTTCCCCGAAAGAGCGACGAACGCGCGTCCGCCTATTTGCCGCGTTGCAGAATAGCGGCTTTCAAGCTCTTCCGCCAAGAGTTTGATACTCGCTTCATCGTCAAAGTCAAAGACGATGTAATTCCACCGCTTTGCACCGAGCATTTCAGGGAGCTTTGAAAGGTCTGCAACTCCCGTTCCGTCGGTTTTCGTCCCGGCCTTTACGGTAACGCCTGCGGCAAGGCTTTTTACCTCAAGCGTGTTTTTGTTCCCTGCGGCTCCCTTATAAATAGAAGAAAAGGTGATTTTCCCCGCACCGTCGGCAGTCGCTTCGATCGGGTTGTTTTCGAGTCCGTTGCATGCGGCGACGATTGTGGCGGCAATTTTATCGGCTGTAAGCCCTGCACTAACAGCTGCCCACACGCCGCGGCCGTTGACGGTAAGCATAACGCTTCCGGCTCCCGCGTTCGCGGCTTCCACCGTATATTCCCTTTTCCATGCCGTCCCCGCTGCCGGTTCGTCGATCGGCAAAACGTACAGCTTTTCGGTTTTGTTAATCGACAAAAAAGATGCGGCCATAATCGCGGCAGGGCTTCCGTAGCCGCAGGCATCTGCAGCTTGCGAGGCGCTTACGACATTCACGGGTACTCCCGCCTGCGCCTTGCCGGTCTTTGTCTTTACGCCGACGATGAGGGCGGTTTTAATGTCGCCCGTTTCGCCCGCTAAACTGTTGTCGATCTCCTGATACTGTCCCGGAACCAAAAGGCCTGCCGGAATTTGCGTAAATGCTATCGCCATACTTATCTCCTTCTGTTTAATCAAAATTGACTATGTCACGAGCCTTTTGCGTTCCGACCGCAAGGCTTGCGTCGTATCCCTTAAACCAATCCAAATCATCGGGCAATGTGATATCGCCGTCAGTAACCGCCCGCGCCATAAGCCGCCACCGTACCGCCCAGAGCGTCGCGTTGATTTTATCGAGTGACCCCGTATACAGGCACTGCGCGTTTATCTTTGTTCCACCGCCGTAGGAAACGGGATTGTCAATATTTTTTATAATGCCGACCAGTGCCGAAACGAGCGACAACGCGCCGTCGTACAATCGATCTTTGTTATCCGCTCGATGCAGTACCCAGCTCACAAAATCGATATAGCATTCGTCCGCGACATCCTCGTCGTTTATTCCGACAAGCGATGTTAAAATTGCCGGTGTCGTCTGCATCAACCGGCGGATCTCGCCTTCGTCGAAATTGCCCGGATGTGCGGCAACATTTATGCGTTTGTCGCTTGCAAACGCCGCTTTTATCTGTGCTACCACACTGTTCCGTATATCCAAATACGTCTTTTTCATGCGGCAACGTGCTCCTTAAGCCATACATCGATTAAGTCCGCGAGGGCTGATATATCCTGCGCGGATAACCCGATAAAAGGACGGGCGGGCATTCCTCGTTTCGTCCCTTCCTGTAAATAACCGGCATATTCCTTTGTCGCACCGGTCAGCAGTACAGCGCCGGATACCTGCGATTCGATCGTGTCAAGCAGTTCGCCCGTACGCCAAAGCGGAGGCCGTGCACTCGGAAAATGCTTTAAAAGATACTGCCGCGTTTTATCGGCAATATCCGCCCACGCTTTCCCTTCGGGGTCTCGCTTCGTGCTTTCGATACGCTCCGATATTTGCGCCTCGATTTCGACACCGAGACTCTTTAAGAGGTTGTTCTCTTGTGCCGGCGTTAAAGCGTAGCCCTTGAGTTTTTTAGCAAGAGCTTCGACCTCTTTTATATTTACCGACACGTTTGCACTTCCCATCACAGCACCTTGCCTTTTTTCCAATAGCGCGGATCGTCCGCATCATCGGCCCCTCCTGCGACAACAATGGACGCTTCCTGTAAGTCCGGGCCGGACAATCCGCCCTTAAACTCGCGGTCTATCTTTTCAAGCAATTTAATGCTGTCGCTATACCACGCCCTCTGATCTTCGCTCGACGTTACCGCATCCGTTAAACGGTGCACGGTTATATCGGCACAAATGCCTTTTAAGGCGGCCGCAAACTGTGCCGGTACCGGATCGATGATGTCGCTGTCTTTTAACAGCCACGGAAGCTGTGCGACGATGATCCCTGTCGCATCGGTGAGCGCAAGCTCCACGCGAGCGACATCGAGATTACCGTCCTCGCCGAGCGGCAGCGAATGAAGCGCCGCCCGCTGTTCCAGCTCCGAAGCCGTTAAAAGCGTTTTCATTTTACTTCCTCAGCGATAAGCCACGGATCGGCAAGCAGAATGTCTGCAATGCCTTTCGCAACTTCGTATTCCGCATCGACCTGCCCGAAACACAAGCCTGCGCGGTAATACGTCGGCCGACCGGTTTTGTTCCGGACTTTCAGGCGGATTTTTTTGCCTTCCGAACCTTTGTCCGCATCGGTACCGTCGCCCGACTTTTCCGCTTCTTTTAAAGCGGTCTGTGCGGCATCGAGTTTTTGCTTTGCCGCTTCTACTGCTGCGGTAAGACCTTCGGCTTTCTTTTTCAGCTTTTCGTCTTCCGGTTTTTCCGCGAGCTCTTTTTGCGCCGCTTCCAGCTTTTCGCTCACAGCCTGCAATGCCTGTGCCGCTTTTTCGGCGGCGGCCTGTAACCGTTCTGTTTTCTTTTCCATTTTCGCCTCCGATTACAACCAGTGACAAACGACGAGCTTGACGCGATTGTAGTCGACATTCGATTCGCCGCCGCTCAAATTCTGCTTCAACAGAATTGCTTCGGCAGCTGCACGGTTCGACGCGTCAACGACGAGGTGCGTCGCTTTCAAGCCCAGCGGATCGCCGCCGTCGCGCTTAAACGCTTCCATCATGCCGAAAGCCTTGCCGAAGTTTTCAGGCGTCAGCGCTTCTTTTGACGCGACTGCCTGCTGCCACAGTCCGTAGCCCCAGTTTCCGCGGTAACGGATACCGTAGAGATACTGATCTTTCATAAAGACCGTATCGTTTTGCGTGTCTTTGATTTCGTCAAACTCCGGCGCAAAGCGCTCCTGCATGATGAAGGGCTTCAAGGGACGATCGAGGGCAAGCAGGAACCACGGCTTCCCGCTTCCGGCTCCGAGTACGTTCGACGCGGGCGTGTTTGTGCCGGTACCGTCCGTCTTCTCGTACACCGGGTGATCGGTGTCGAAAAAAATTTGTCCGTCGTAGCAGAGAGCGGTAAAGCCGTCCGCCATGAGCTTTGCAATCTGCCTCCAGAAAAAGGACACCGTCTCCTGTCCTTGCGATTGGGCAAGCACACGGTACTGACCGAGATTGTCGTCTTCGATGTCGGTGCGTTCAATACCGAGCGTCGCTTCGTATTTTTTGTTTTCGATCGTGTATGCGAACTCTTTCATGCTGTTCACGACACGATCGCCGATCCATTCACGCATCTGCGGAAAAGAGCCGAGCCACGCATACGAGTTTGATTTTGTATTGCTCGTTATGATCGTAACGAGCTCTTTGTAGTCTTCGCGAGCTACCGCCGCGTCGAACGCCTGTCTGAATTCCGCGCGCACCATCGTGCGCAAAGCCTGTAAGGTACTGTCTTTTATTATCATAGTTATTTACCCCCTTTGATTTTGAGCCACTCTTCTTTCGTGTAGCCCATCGCCTTGCAGAAGGATTCTTCTTCCGCGTTGAGCTCCGCCTGCGTTTCGGCAGCAGGCGGCGTGCCGGAAGCCCCCGAAGCACCCCCCGGAATGAGAGCAGGCGAGCTTTCCATGATCTTTGTAAAGTTTGAAAGCCCTTCTTCGGTCGCACACATCGCAAGGTATGCGTCCTTGCTTGCAGGTGCGATCTTTCGATCGGCGACAGCTTTTTCAACGGCTGCCGTTGCCTTTGCTTTAAGCTGTGCGGCATTCATCTCAGCGAGCGTCTTTTCCGCTTGAACCGCTCGGGCTTCCATCTGCGCCAGATCCGCCCGCGGCGCGTAAGCGGCAAGATCAACCGTCTGTGCACTGTTTGCTTGTGTTTTCAGGGCGGTGATCGCGGCAAGGACTTCGTTGTCGGTCGCGGTTTCGGGCAATCCCAATGCCGCACAAATTTCCTTTTTCATTACATTCTCCTTTGCCGGATTATCCGCCGGCGCGGTTTGTGTACTGTTGAGATTTTGCAATTCGAGGTTGGGGCTGTTGGTGAGCGCAGCGCGCATTATTTTAATAATCTCCCCCGATGCGTCGCATTCAAACACGGGAGAGATATAGCGATACTCCTGATTTTCAAGAGCCGTCTTGCCGCGAGACGTCCATACGGCATCAGCCCACACCGAGCCGTCTTCTTCCGCATGCACGTTCGTAAACCAGCCCATTGCAGGCGCACTCTCGCCGCGCGGCGCCTTCAAGTCGGTCGCGTGGTTTTCGTCAATGATATGCTGCGGCAAATACTCGTTCGATTTTTGTGCAATCGATTCTGCACTGCGCTTTGTCCAGCGCCGACCGTCGCGGCCTGCGACATAATCACCTGCAGGTAAGAGTTGTATTTTGTCCGGTATTTTATTGCCTTCGAAGTTGAGGCATAAAAAAAGACTGTCGGTATCCATACCCGACAGTCTAGTAGTTTTTTGTTTTCGACCTGTTATAACGGCCGTTAATAAAACCGCCGCTAAAAATCGAACGCGCGCTGCGATGCAGCAGCCTTAGCTTTCAGCGCCTGTGCTTCGCCCGCATGCCACAATCGATAAATCTGCGTAAGTGAGCAGTTATATTTGCGGCATAAATCCCTCATGCACTCCTGCGTGCCGTCGTATGCGCTGTGTACTTCGAGCGCGATCTGCTTTTTAAACGCCCGCGTTTCGAGCGGAATGTAGTGTTGTACCCCGCCGTACAGAGTTGCGATAACGTTTAATATCCGATCCGCGACCGCTCCTCCGACGGCATCCGTAAGGATCCCCCTGATTTGCTCTGCGAGATCGGTGTCGGCATGTACCGGTATATAGATGTGCTGCCCGCCGTAGTAGCGGGCAAAATGCCGCAGGGCACAAAGAGCATCGTCGTAGTCCACCCCTCGATCGACAACATCTCTTACCATGTCCTGCAATAAATTCATCTTGCCTCCGTAACCGCTATACCGTCCGGATCGTAGCCGGCATCTATCATCATCGCCCGCAATGCGAGCGTTACCTTTTGCGCCGAGTACACGTTAAGGAAACGCAAATGCACGGCGCCGGTGATCCGCCTTACAAAACGGTTCAGCGACCGCTCCGTCTTTTCCCTGCTGACCAGCTCCCACATCCCCTTGATGTACGCGAGCTGTGCATCGCTTGCAAGCCCGCGGTCAAGCTCTGTCACCGGCAGGCTTTTTACCGCAAAGCCGAGCGATTTGAACGCTTTGAAAACCCGCTCCAACTCTGCGACGGTAAGCTCCGCGCTGCTCGTCTTTCCGCCGACACCGCTAAGCAGTGCGCGATAATCGCCGTCGCTCATCTGCAGTTTGCTCTTTGCAACGTGGATGAGCTGTATGAGCTTTTTCCGTCTGTCAATCTTTTTTCCGGTCATTTTGTATGCTCCTTACGTTATCTCTTGTAATGGCAATTTTGTTTGTTTTACCGTCCCTTTGGCTTGCCCTGTAACCCGTATGGCTGTACAGCCTAAACGAGGATAGGGCTGTCGGCGACTAATTTCCCGTTTCTGCTTTTTTACGCCCTGAAATCGGATATTTGGTCATATACTGAGACATGGCAAAAGTCGCAAAACTTTCGATCGTCCCGAACCCTTTGCTTGCGGCAAATTCATTGAGTTCATCATAATTCGTAACTTCGATGTTCAACGTGTGCTTTCCATTTTGCTTGAGTTTCAGCGCAGTAAGATGCCGTACGTACGCCGGTGCGCTTATAAAGCCATTCTCTTTTGCTTTTACGGCAAGTTCTTTCAAGATGTCTTCCGTAAGTGTAAAACTGATCCTTTTACCGCCCATCTGTATCCCCCTAAAATAATTTTGTCTGCAGCGCATCCGCCATTTTCTGCCGACGCTCCGAAAGTACGTTATCTACCTGCTTTTCAAGCGCTTTGCTTTTATGCAGGTTCGACGGTGCGGGACACCCGAAATAATTTTTCTGCGCTTCCCGCATCCGTTCAACTAAATCCGCAAAATCTCCGACCGTCATAACCGCCACCTACAGCGAGTTCACGACATCGGCATTCACGACGGCGCTCCCCAGTTCCGCCGCAAGGTTTATCGCTTTCCTCGTCCAGTTGTTTACGAGCAGCGGGTAGGCGACGCTGTACACCTGCTGTTCGTTCCGCGTCTGCCGTCTGAGCTTCATCGCGAGCGCTTCGCATGCGTCGTCGGTGATGATCGTTTTTCTGTCCCGATCGAGCCGCGCAAACTTTACGTCAAGATAGGCTGCTATCTCTTTGCCGCTTTTAAGCGGTTCGAGTTCCAGCACTTCCATACGGCGGATAACTTCGCGCGCTTCCCAGTTTTTCGCCTCGTCGAGTTTACCTTGCATTTCGGGCTGTCCGATAAGGACGATCGCCAAGAGCTTTTTAAACCCGTCTTCGAGTTCCCAAAACCGCTTTAAATATTTCAGCGTCTGCACGTGCAGGTCATGTGCCTCTTCGATCATCAGTACGTGGCTCCATCCGGCGCGGCTTGAGTTCGTCAAGATTCTCTCGATCTGCCGCGCTTTTGCTTCAAGCGTCCGTTTCGGATGCTCTTCCGAGCAATCCTGTATGATCGCGTCGCAAATACTCGATGCGGTCAGCTTCGATTTATCGATGATGCGCGGGATGATCACGCGCACCTTTTGCCCTTCCGTTTGCATACGGTCGATCGCGTATCGGCGGATCGTCGTCTTGCCGCTACCCGATTCGCCGATGAGTGCCACCATCCCGCCGACACGCGCCGTCTGATACAGATACTCCGCGATAAAACGGGTATCGCTTGTCATGTATACGTCTTCCGCTTTTGTTACATCACCCGTAAACGGGTCTGCAACGATTTTAAATTTTTTCCTCGCCTGTAACGACAACATACTTTGCTCCTTGTTATCCGATGCGCTCCTGCGCACGCTCTGTATACTCTGCCGCCAAATCGTCTATGAGACTCGACGGTACCGCATTGTTAAACTCCGCTTGCATACGCGCAATAAAGCCTTCCGGTACATAACCGAGCCGAGCTTTTACCCGCTTTGCCGCTTCGACGCCGCTTATCAGGATATCGTGCACTTCGACGGTACTTACGCTGATTTGCGTTCCGGTTGCCTGTCGGATAAACGGATTTTCAGGTTTAATAAGACTGTGCGTCTTAAAGCCCTTGCCTTCGGTAATCGATGCAAACGCCGCTTCTTTCCCGTCGCCCGCAAGCGCTTCAAGCTCTTTGTTCTTTACCTCGCGATCCGTGTTCCGCTTTTGCTTGTATTCTTGTCCGATCACGGCGGCGCCTGCCATAAAGCCCGCGTCGTCGACGGCGACCGGAGCAAGTTCCGCGCGTTCGATACTGCCGTTATGATCGAACAACACTAAACACAACGCTTCGTCGTCGACTAAGATCGGCTGTGCGTTTACGATGCTTCCGCTCGTTATGCCCGGTATCGTATGTACGCTGTAACACAGCGATTCTTTTGCTTTCGGATGATACACGCTGATCGTAAGGTTTCCGCCGACGGTACGGCTCTGTATACCGTTGGTAAATATCAAACGGCATACGTCCCTGTCCGGCAGTTCCCGAAGCTGTTCCGCCCGTATCCGCTCCCACAGCTCGTGCCGGCTTCCGATCGCTTTCCCGTACCGCGTAAGGCGGCTGTCGTACCCGCTGATCAAGTTCGCGTTATATGCCGCACACCACCGTTCGGCCGCTTCGTTCAGCTCGTCAATGCTGTGCACAGCTTCGAGTTTCAAGAGGCACTCAAAATGTGTTTCAACGATGTTGTTCGCAATTTCGACCGCCCCCTTTGATCTCGGGTTTCCCGCCTCGTGCGTATCCGTCTTTACCCGCAGCGCTTCAAGCGCCGTACTGGTTGCCTTATTGATATTGCCTGACCCCTTATCCCAGTACAAAAGTTCGGGAAGCCCGTGAAAGGTATATGTCGGCAGCTTTTTCTGCCCCCATGCATACAGCAGAAAATCGTACATATTCGATGCCGTCTCTCCGTGCGCCGCATAATAGCGCACACAGATCGACGCCGAATAATGGTCGATGAGGACATACCGCAAACATTTTTCTTTTCCTTCTAAAAAAGACTTGTTTTTATATTCCTCATCGTCGCGGACGATTTTCTGTTTCCCGGACGGCGAATAGTACAAAAGACTGACCGACGGATCTGCCATGTGTACGTGGTTCGGATAAAGCGAGCGCAGGTTTTGATGAGGACGTGCCTTTTTCAGCTCCGCCGTTTGGAGCTGTTGCTCCCGAAGCAGTTCCCGCAGACGACTGTTTTTTACCGGCACGTTCCAGCCGTTTTGCAGCAGCACTGAGCGCGCGACAGTTACCGGCATGACCTGTTTGCCGTTTTTCCGCAGGCTGTGCTTTGTAAGAGCCGCAACGGTTTTGATCGTATCTTCGGCGACCGAACTCTTACCCGCATCGCGCCGCTTTTTCCGCCCCGACTCCCAGCCGTTCTCTTTAAGTACCTTATAGGCTTTCGCGGTTGAGAACGCAAATATCCGGCACATCTCATCTATGATCGCCTTCCGCTCTTTCGCGCTCTCCGCACGTCTCATTTGTTCGGCGTATTGCTCGTACACGGCACGTCCTCCTTTATAGGACAGGCGGCGTTTAACGCTTCGTCAAGCGTGTCCAGCTTTTCTTTGAGCATACTCATTTCACTGTCGAACGAACGCGCAAGGCGCGTCAGCTGATCGAGCTGTACGTCGTCTGTCCTGCAGATGTCTTCCACTCGATCGATCGCGACCGACAAGTCTTCGATGCCGCTCATAATTGCCGTAAATAGCGGCTTCCGCTTTTCATCGAGTTTTGCCTGCGCGATGTCTTCCTTCGTCGGCGGTTGACGATAACGCAGTTCCTGCTCAAGCTCATTCAGTTTTTTCTCCTTTTGACTGATTGCTTCTTCCTGAGCATCCCGTTCTTTTTGCCTCTTTTTCTTTTCCTCTCGGAGCGCGGAACGGAGTTCTTTCACTGACATTTTGGCGATATCGTCAAAGGTTCCTATTCCTTCAAGTTCTTTGCCGTCGGCAAGAGCTTCCGCTTCTTTGTCGTCGAGAATAGTAAGCTCAAGAAACTTTGACTTTCCCAACTTCTCGAGTCTTTCCGAGTCTTGTATATTCCAACGTGCGCCTGCCATTAAGCGGTTAGCAAATCGTATATCCAAGCCGAGGTCTTCAACTGCACTCATAAAATTACCGTGCGGTTCATGATTCTTTATAAGAATGAGCTGCCTTCCCAGTGCCGTGAGTGCGCTTTTTGCCTGTTTTATACATTCGCGAGATTTCATCATACAGACATGAAGGTTGTATTCTTCCCCCTCTTCAAGAAAGAGCTTATCATCCTCTTGTATTCTCACAGACAATTCGTTTTCCTTTTCTTCCAACGCATTCATTGCTTTTGAATCTTCATCTGCCGGTACTATTACTTTTCTACTCATATCGTTGCCTCCGTATCAGTAATTTTTTTGTGGTTGTCCAAATTGGGCGATATCGCCCAATTTGATACGTCATTGCATTGCCGCAGCATATTTAGCCTCCTCTTCTGACAAAAGCAATCGAGCTTTTTGATAAGCTTTCATAACTTGACCTGCAATGCCGCAAAACACAGGAGAAAGTCTCCAGCGGCCTTTTTCGTTTCTGTTAACCCATCCATATTTTTCAAACAATGCCATGTCGCGGCAGATATTCGTTTCGCTTGTGCCGAGAATCTGAGCGAGTTCTTTGTTTGTAAGCCCTGCCGTATGATTCTCATACAGATTTTGCGTAATGACGAATATCCGCTCTTGACTTGATAATTTTTCCATCATCGCCCTCTCATTGTTAACGCGCAGTCCATTATCGCAATCCCCAGTCGCTGTAACCCCGCGCTGTGTATGCGCTCGCCGATGTTCTTTATCCGTAATCCCACCCGATAGATACATCCCATCATTGTGCGCCCCCTTACAGACTTGCCACGTCGAGCGGTATCTGCTTGTAGCTTTCATCATCCTGCCGCTCGTAAAAACGCATATACGTTTTCGAGCTGACCACCTGTATGCTCTCGGTGATCGCGTCCATCGCGCGCCGCCACGTTGCATCCGTGATGTTCAGGCGTCGCAAGCCGAGCACTTTGCCGGTACTGACGAGCCCGTTTTTGCCGACGTTAAACGCGTCGTCGACAAGCACTTTCAACTCCGGACGTGCGTTCTTGCTCCACTTGCCGATACATTCGTCGATGAGTTGCTTTGCGATCTGGAGCTTTTCGTTGAACAGAATGCCGTCGTTGACCGCAACGATGAGCTTGTAGCGCCCGTCAAAACTCGTAAGCGTGATGTTGCCTTTTTTCCCGCCGAGCTTTTTCGCGCCGCTGTCCTTTGCGCTCTCATCGACAAACGCCTGGATCTCCTCCCAGACCTGCTGCTTGAACTCGGCGAGCCGTTCCCGTTCGGCAAAAGCGCGTTCCATGATCGAGCACACCAGATCGTTCCGTTTGAGATCGAATTTTTTAATCATCGAAACTGGAACTTGCCGGCCCTGCGCATCTTCCATAAATTGTTTACTCATTGTTTTCCTCCTGTTTTTCCTTGCAATTCCAGCACAAATACCCGTTCGACAATATTTCAAAGCCGAAATATTTGGCCATCCCTTCCAAGTCTTTAGGTGTAAGAGTTGCCCCCTTTTTCAATTCTGCTTCTACCTTGTTTTTACATTTCAAACATTGGATTTTTACTTTCATACGACATTCTCCTTTGCCGCCCGCTTTGCAGCCGCGAGTACCGTCTGCCAATCGGGAAGCCCGAGCGCTTCGGCGATCGCCTGTTGAATGCGCGCCGATGTGCGACGCCCGTGAATAACCGCCCATACCGACGTATCGCGGACTCCGAATTTCTCTGCAATGTCCGTTTGCGATACGTTGATAAGAGCAAGCTGATACTTGATCCACCCGCCGTAAATGTGACCGATAGTTCGATTTTTCGGCTTGTGGATTTTACGTTTTTGCTGTATCATAGATACCGTCCTTGCCTGATTACAGGCTTGTTTTTTTGGGAAAAGCGGAAAATATGTTGCGTTTTTCGCTTTTCTTTTTTACCGGCTTAGGTTGTGCATAAGTCCAGCCGATATACCTATAATAAGCCAATAATGGCTAAATGTCAAGCCTTAAATGGCTTAAAAAGAGGTTTTGTTTGCAAGATTTAGCTAAAAAATTCTTAGAAATTCGTAAGCAACTCAATTTGAGTCAAGCTGAAATGGGGAAAAGACTCGCTATACCTCAGCGAACATGGGCAAATTATGAAAGTGGGCATTCAACTCCGCCGTTAAAAATTCTTATAAGATTGGCGGAAATGGGATATCCGATTAAGGGGCTAACGACAGGTGTTGTTTCGGATATGAAAGATGCAGGGATAATCTCTGATGCCGAAATCAAAGAGCGCCAAGCAAAATTAGGCGGTTTCCCTGTCGATATGAATATTAAAGATTTGCCGCCGATTACTAAAATTATTGATAACGGCGGTTTCGTAATTCCGATCCTTGATCAGAGCCTGTCCGCAGGTAAGGGACAGCTTTTACCCGACAGTGATGTATCGACGGGGTATATCGCAGTTCCGAAAGAATTAAAACGTTATGGGAATAACCTTACGGCACTCTATGTAAACGGCGACAGCATGGAACCTACCTTGCAGCGCGGTGATCTCATCGTCTGTGACAGTTGCGGTTGGGACGGCGAAGGGATTTATGCCTTACGTATGGACGGGTGCGGCTATGTAAAACGCCTTGCGCGGAAGCCGGGTAAGATCGTTGTTATTTCCGATAATCCGAAATACGAGGCGTGGGAAGAACCGGCAGAAAGCCAAGCTATTGATATAATCGGACGGGTGCATTACACGTTTAAGCATGTGGACTAAGCGGAAATAAAAAAACTACGTTTTGTAAGATAGAAAAACGGTGGAGGTATAGGTTTGTTGTATATTGTAATAGCAGCAGGCATTGTGCTTTTTATATTCGGAATTTATATCGCCATAAAAGCAAAGACGCTTAAAAACGAGGCAGAAGCGTATAAGAAACAGCGAAAGGGCGCTTGGTGGTTGATTTTGCTGGGCGTATGCGGCGTTGCTTTCGGCGCAATAGCCTTGAAAATTGATTCCAGACCTACAGAGGAAACAGTTACACCGGTGCCCCATGTTTTAACCTTTGAGGAATTCAAAAAAGGATATATAAAAAATGCCGGTAATATCAAAGCAAAGGTTAATTTTGATTGGACGCTTTCGGATGGAGAAAAGGCGCGTATTGCAAAACTGGAAGTAAATAAGTCGGCTCAACTATCGATAAGTACCCAGAAAAATACAGACAATGATTTGATTGGTGTAATCTTTGTTGTTAATACAACAGACGATAAAGAGTTAGAAGAAGCTCTGTTATCCCTCTATGCCGTTATTAAAACGCTTGAACCGAATCGATCTATTGATAACGTGCGAAAATTTGTAGCAGATTTTATCAATCAGAAAGAAACCAACACATATAAAAGCAATGATATCATTTATACGAAACAATCCATCGGAGGGGCTTTCATGCTCTTTATAGGATATGAATCGCAGGAAGGTATCACATGATTTTTACAATTTGAAACTGGATCTGAACGCCTGATTAAGTAGTCCAGCCTTAATATACTTTTTCAATGTGCAGAATAAAATATCGTATCCCTGTTTTTGCACCCCATCTTTCAAGTCCTTCTCCGATGCTGAGCCAACATAAAATATCGATATGAGGGCTTTGTTTCCGATAACCGTTTCTAAGCCGTACATGAATCGGTGCAATTGTTTTCAAAAACGGAGAGAACCTGCTTGTATAATACGGTTTGATTTCTCTATATTCTTCGCGTTTTTCTCCCGACCGTATCATGTCAAACCATTTCTTTTTGATGGGTAATATAATCATAGCTTCTTTACAACAGAGATTTTACCTGTTTTGGCTTAGTCGTAACTCTTTATAAAACCCTGCCGGTGTTTTATCGGAGAGTGTCCTCAGATAACCGAAGCCGATCATAGCGAGGTGTTTTTGCTCTTTCGGTGTCAATGTACTCCAAATTCTGCCATAGTCTTCGTCGGTTGCCGATTCAACTTTGTGTTCAAGTTGCTCCCGGAAAGTCTTCTTCCTGCCGGATATAATTCTACGAAAAAAAGTGTCTTCACATTTTTGACTGCATACGAAAATTTCCTTTTTCACTTCCGGTAATTTTTCATGCGGAGCTATAACACGCCCCGACGCTCTGCGTTTACCGCACACCGCACATTTCCGCGCCATACTTTCCCTCTTTTTTAATTCCTCAACGGTAGCGCCCACGGCAGTACAAGCAATGTAACTACCGCGCCGAGATAAACAAGCGCGAACAGCACATTGGCAAAAACTTCTGTCGCGTTTTTTGCATGTATTTTTACCTGTATAGAAAGCGCGAGCAGTACTCCGAAACAAAAACAGAATGTCCGCATTACGATTTCAATGTGTCTCATTGATCCACCGTGTAAAACGCTTAACGGGCATACCCAAAGCCTGCGCGATACGTATTTCCAAATTCGCGCCGCGCGAATTTGTCCAATTGGGAAGGGTTGCCACCCCGTCGCAGTCGATCAGTGCGGCTATATCCTTTTTCATGTAATCTTCCCACGTCGTTCCGCGATGCCGTATTTTGCACGGGTTTACGACGATGTATCCGCGCAGGCGAAGTGCACGCTCGGCGGCGAGGAAGTTTTTTTCATAATTTTCTATGCCCGTAATCGGACCGGATATATACAGTTTCATGTATGCTGACCTTTTTAAAATCATAGATGCGGCGGGATGAGATTTACTGTCCCGCCGCCCGTCGATAGTGTTGTCAAAGGTTGAAGCGTGCGAGCGGAAAGCCGAAGAGTATTAGAGCTGCCGACCCGAGAATTGCCAATAATATAGTCCCGGAAAAAGTAACCGCCCCTGCAATAAGCAGTAGCACGACGGCCGTATATAGTGCGCATAAAAGCGCGATAAGCGTCGGTTTTTTCTTGACGGTTTTAATTGTGTAAACCGTCGCAAGCGCACATCCGACGATCAGCACGAAAGCACCGAGCGCGTCGAACACCCAGTACGTGCTGTAACTCATGCAAACCGCGCCCCCTGCAATGAGGGCGAGTGCAAGAATTAAAAAGAATTTTTTCATGTCTACCTTCCTTGAAAAAATGTGCCGGCACGAGTCCGCCGGCGGGACATCCGATTGGATCGATGTTGTCGATCGAGGTTATGAGTATTTTAATAAGATTGTGCTTTCAGTGTGTTGTAACGGCTGTTAATAAAACTTGACTTTTGTGTTGTTTGGAGTTAGAGTAGAAACAAGATAGGATACGGTAAGAGTGCGTCGTGTGTGTCTTTATGACCTCAGCGACCAGGGACAGACCCCACAAGGGAAACTCCCCCGGCGGTAACGGAACGGGGATGTAGGCTGCCGGATTCCTATCTTATTTTTTTTAATTTTATTATCTTGCGGTACGCTTCAATGCCGGATTCGCTTTCCGTAGAAATATCCATATAAAACATCGTATCTATTTTTGGCAGTTTTAAATATTTTTCCGTCGCAGATACATCAACGGCAATTTTCAGATATTTCATTTCAGTCAGTTTCTTTAGGAAAAGCAAAGAATTCTTTTTTTCGCCGTTCCAATAGACATCCGCGTCGGCAAGGTAATCAAACAGGTTTTTCCAGTCTTGCCGTGTCGGTGCATTGCCGGCGGCAGTGTGGCGCTTTAAATATTTATCGCTCGTAATGAGATATTGCTCGAGCACAATGATATTTCGTGCATCGGCATCGATCCCTTGCGTGTGCAAAAAATCGATGATTTTTTTATCGAAAAATCCGACCGGCGTTGTGTTTCGTGCGTTCACGCGATTTATCTCTTTATTTTTATACGCCTCATCGACAAAGGTCGAAAGCTCATCCCGATAAATTGTCGAGTTCTGCAGCGTTTTAATAACGGCATCGACCGCTTGCGGCATCTCCTGTTGTGCCTTTCTTAAACACTCCTGTAACACGGGGATCGTCCGTCCCGTTTGCCCCTGATTCCAATTAAATCCCGGCGTAATGCCTTGCGGTAATCTTTCAAGAGTCCCCTTCCGTTCGTTAAAGTAATTGCGATACTTATCCGGAGGCGCTTTTGTTTTTACGCGGAGCGTTCCGCCACCCGATCCGTCGGCAGCAGGGGGCACCTTTATGCCTTCGTTTTCATATCGCTGTTTCCGCGCTTCCGTTACCGCCCGCGTGTAGCACTTGCATCCGTACCCGTTCGGCGGAAAATGATTATTCCAAAACAGATCATCCTTCGGCAAAATTAGGCCGTCCCATGCAAGGTGCTGCTCTCGGTGCTTTTGGCTGTTGCCGACCCGATACATTAAATACGGATGTAAATCGCTTGCCATCGTGCGCTCGTACTGTCCCTTTTGATACGCGCTCCGCAAATTAACATTGTAAATCGTCCGGAGCCGCCGGTCGCTTCCGAGTTGCGCGTCCACCTCGCGTCCGGTCAGCGGATCGGTCATCTGCTTTTTGCCCCACCATCCCTTTTGCTGCAGCGTCGGCTTTATGTTTTTCTTAAAGCTCTCAAAGCTCTGCCCGTCCTCCAGCGCCTTTTCAACCGCCTTTTTCATATCGCTTAAAACATCGATTTGCATCGCTTTTGCGACGGTAAATGCTGTCGCATGTTCTTCGTTCCATACGTCCTTGTACGAAAAACCGACTTTGAGATTTTTATTTTTGATATAGTCGAGCGCTTCTTTCGGGATAAATTTATCAGGCATTATTCGGTATCCTCGGCAAAGTTCGCATCACCCTCTGCTCGTGCCTTAAAAAAGGCGATCGCCATCGTGCGGGCGATTTTTTCAGCATCCCAGCCGCTTACGAGCTTTTCAAGCTCCGCTTCAAAACTCTTAAAATCTGTCGCTTTATCCGCAGCCTTTTCGATGACCGCCGCAATGTCGTCGGTAATTTCGATAAAGCCGTCCGGTGTCTTGTCGTCCACTGTTTCATCGCTTTCGCTTTGTGTAACGTCGCTTGCATTCAGCGCAATGCGCCCTGTGTTCTGCGCATTCATCATCGGCTCGTATGCGGCGGGCGCGGTCAAAACCTCATCGTCTTTTTCGGGTGACGACAATCCCAATAGCGCGTGCATCTCCTGCGCTTTTACCTTAAATCCCAGCGGCACGAGCTTTGTAACGGAGTCGACGATGAGCTGCACGTTTTTCGGTTCGACGTATTTTATGCGGAGCTTCGGATATTTCTCCTGTCGTCCGAAATTGAAATTCACATACGGAATAACAAGGTCGCGGTTCAGCGTCTGCTCAAGCTGGCGCACGTCGGCTTTGAGTATGTCCTGCCTGACCGCCTGCTGGTCTTGGCTGTCGCCGAGTTTTCCGGGCGTACCTTCGGCGCTCGCGGTCTGTCCGAGCACGAGCTTTGATAATTGTTTATCCGCCCATTCGGCAATACTTTCATATACTTCGGAGTTCCCTGCGGTCGTTTTGCTTTCGATAATGTCGATAGCCATAGCGTCGGGGATCACCGCACCGACGTCGCTTCCGATTGCGGCAACTGCTCGTTTCAGCGTCGCGATATCCTCTTTCGTAGCCTTTCTGCCGTACTTACCCAATCGCACGGGGTACCCGAAGCGGTCTGCAAAAGCCGCCCAGCTTGTTACGTCGTAGGTTTTTACGAGCCAATAAAAGAGCGCGGTAAAACTCAATCCGCTCGTGATCTGCTTGCCGCTCAACAGGTTCGGCTCGTGTATGATAAACTTGTACGGCTCCAGCGCGTGCAGCTCCATCCCGTACACATCGCGGAGCGAGAGCACACCTGTTGTCTTGTCATACGCAAACCAGCGCGGATCGCGATAGATAAACGTTTCGGGTTTCCATCGTGCGCTTTCGGTATTCCAGATGATTTCATTGACGGAAAAGCCCTTACCCAAAGCGTCGAGCGCATTCTTTATCAAATCCATACTGTCGGCATGGCTGATGATATCTTCATTTACCGCTTCCGCAATGACAAGCGCTTCTTTATCGTCGCCTCCTGCCTGTACATACAGCTCCAGTCCTTCGACGGCATGCTTCCGCGTTGAGAGTACCGAGCGATAATGCGCGTCCCGCTCTTCAAGTTCACCGGCGATCTCCAAATATTCGGCAGGGACTTCTCCGCGCCGTACCCGATTCAAAATGACGGCAAGCCGCTCCGGAGTAAGACCCGCGACAAGGCCTCCCGACCACAGATCGCGGTTCGAGTTCGCCACGGGTGTCGCACGCTGTTCGGTAAGCTCTTTTTTATGTATCTGTTCTTTTTTCGTTGTATCCGTTTCTTTTAATCGTCCCAACCGTTCCATGGGTCAACTCCTTTAGCGTCGATTTTTGCCGTAGTCTTCACCGCTTCATAGGCGTACGGCTGATAGCCCGCCTCATAGCTTTGCAGTTCCGCATACTTTGCCATCACTTTTGCAATGCAGGCATCTCCGTGCCGCTTCGTTCTCCCGCCTCCCGTGCGCTCGGTGATGAGCGGTACTCCCTGTACCACTTTTACGACCTTAAAATCGTCGCGGATAAAAATGTCGTTCGGCACGGTTGTGTTTTTATCTTCAAGCGCGCTTTTAAGATGCGGAAAGTTTTCGGCGTACCACTTACGGCTCAACATCACCTGATACACATAGCCCGGCCATTCCTGCGCGGCATATTCGGCGATCATCTGTCCGTTGCCGCGGCTATCAAAAGCGGCTCCTTCAAAATCTTTTAATCCGTTTCCGATGAGCTTTATCAGTTGCCACTGCTGTGCAAACGGTATGTTGCGCAGTTCGATAACGCAGAGCGTTTTCGTCTTCCCTTCGGCAATAATCTCATCGAGCCAAATGACGGTTAAATCTCCCGACCGCGCAAAGTCTTCGCCCATAACAACGGGATTATCCGTGCTTTGCAGCACCGGTTTTATTTCCTTAAACCATGCATTGATTTTCCGCTCACGTTTCCAATCACTTTCAAAGGTAAACGCATCACTTTCTACAAAGCGGAATACCGGTACATCTTCTTTTACGCTGTCGATAAGAGCTCTCGGAAAATACTGTGTCCCGCTTGCGCGCGGCACACAAAAGAGCTCTTCGTCAGCCCCGTCTCCGTAATCTTTAATCAGGGCATCGAGCCACGCCGCTTCTTTTTCTTTGTTCCATTCTTCGCCTTTCACTTCGCAAATGCGTTTATACAGGCCGTCGCTCAAGGCGTCAGTTATGGTTGTTCGCGTCAACGAGTAGTCTTTTTTTCCTTCGTGAATTTCTTTAACAAGATCGTTGAACGGATTGTCTTCGCCGTTGTGTGTACTTAAAACGGAAACCGATCCGCCCCACATCAAAAGCGCTAAAGCCGCCTTAAGCAGCTCCGGCAAGTCGTCGCAAAACGCCGCCTCATCGATTATCACATGCCCTTGCTTTGAGCGCAGCGATCGCGGTACGCTCGGCAATCCCCAAATCTCAAAGCCGGAGTCGAAGCGGATTTTATAGACTGTAATGTCTTTATCCTCGTCTTTGATGACCGTCTCACCCAGATCGCTGTATGCGATGTTTAAAAGCTTCGCCCAAAAAGCGGCATCGTTGATAAACTGCTGTGTCATCTCCTTTGCGTACGAAAGATAATAGCAGTTCATGCCGCCGGCACTGCGGGAGAGCGAGGCAAGCAGCACGGAGCACAGCGCCTCGACATAGCTTGCTCCGATACGCCGACTTTTTTCCCATACCTTAACTTTCGCTTCGTTCAACAGCCATTTTTTCTGATAATCGAGCAATATATCTTTGTTTAAGGCTTCAGCTATGGTCATTGTGAAATCCCGAATAATTCCCGCATTATGATCTCTTTCTTTTTTGTGCTGACCCCTTGCTCTTTGCAGACCGCATCGATTTTTGCGGCGGCTTCGGCAAGGACTGTCTTTCGGATTTCATCTTCTCGTTCGGCATTCAATTTTTCCGCCTGTTCCAGCTCTTTCAATCCGCGCGATACCTTAAAAATCACTTCGGTAATGAACTTCGGGTTTACTTCTCCCTCTTCCTTCAATTCCTCCAACTCGGAAATAAGGTCAAAAGCGACAAGCCGTACTTGCTCGTTTACCACCTTGCCGAGCCGGTTCCGCGTATCGCTGCCGTATTTTTCAAGATACGCCTCCGCAACTTCGCGTGCCTGCCGGTTCTTTTCGGCAAACTTTTTCATTCTGACGGCATAGCGATTTAAGCTGCTTTTAGAGATGAGCGGTTCTCCCGCTTGCGCATTTATCGCATCCACTATTTCAAGCTGCGTGACATCGGGACGGTTGAGTAATTCGATGAGCTTTTTCCGTAAATCTTCCGGCAGCCGATCGACGGCGCTTTTCTGTCCCATGCGTTACTCCTCAAACGGCGGATCAATGCCGTCGGCGCGCAAAAGTCCGAGCGCAACATCCAAACCCGGACGGGTAAGCCTTGCCAATACCAACGCTTTATCTGCGAGCCGTTCCGTGCGAACATAGCCGCGGCGTTCAAGCCAATTCACGAGCGCATTCACATCTGCGAGGCTTACCGTATGCCCGTAGCTTTTTAAAAGCCGTTGGAGCATTTCATTCGACAGCGTTCTGCCGGCATCCTTTTCGAGCCCTTGCAGGATGAGTATTCTTTGATTCGGCAAAAATATATTTTCCATTTCCGTCACCCTCGCGGTGTTTTATTGATAAACCAATTTTGTATGGACTGCAAAATCGGACGCATACTTTTCAGCTCGCCTTCGATATTGCTCATGCGATGTTCGACCGACTGTACAAATGTGTTTTCGAGGTTTTCAATCCTCTTTTCCAATTTGTTTATATCCTTTTGCCGGGCTTCGCTTTCCCTCTGTAAACTTTCTTTCGTGTCGGTTTTAAAGGCATTGTATTTATCCTCCTGCTTCTTTTTCCAATATTGAAAAATACTGAAAGAAAGCGTAAACACCGACACAAACGATCCGACCGAATAAAGAACAAATTTCGCTATCTCCATAGTTGCTGCAGTTTAATAGCTCAAGCGTAGCCCGATGCCTAAACCGATTCCTCCTAAAAATCCTATACTGACCCCGCTCAAGCAAAACATCCAATTTTTTATCGTTTTTCTGTGCAGCTCCTTTTCAAAGCCCTGCGCCTTTACCTTCCAGTATTCGGCATCCGGTTTATAAGCGAGTATCCCTTGCTTGTACCCTGCGTTATATGCCTCGTCTATGCTTTTCTCAGACTCTTCAACGACGATATCAATGAGAGCTTGGACTTCCTTCCCCGTGTAGCTTTTCATTAAGTCGATTCCGTACCTCGAGCCTGAACTGTTCGGCGATCGACTCCCGTTCCCTGCGTAGCTCATCTGCATTACAAGCAGCATCAACAAGATCGCCGCCGGACGTCTGTTCGATTTCTTCTTTCGTTTTATCCCTTGCATTTTGCGCTTTCTCCTCAACCGTTTTTCGCTCCCGTTTACGCAGCAAAATAAACCCCGCTACGGCACACACCGATGCGAGGACTGCCCAAACGGTAAGTACGATTTTTTTCAGCTTGCTACACAACACCTGCTTTACCCTTGTATATATTGTTTATCCAAATCGACGTATCGACCGGCAAAAAAACCACCTTGCAAAAACCGCCTGCCATGAGCGCGTCCGTCATCGCGATATGCGATATGCCGACGGCGTTCAGGATAAACGACCCGATAACGATCGCGATGCCTACGCCAGCCATCACATTGCTCACCGTCTTCATATCGATTCCTTTCTTCTCTTCCATGCTTACACCTCTATCAAAGTTCCCTGTATTTCATCACCGGCTTTTACTCCGCACGATTTTAAAACGCGATTAAACGCAGCCAAATCATTCGACGAGAGGATAAAGCAACCGGCGCTCCACGCATAACGGGTATCGGCGCCGAGTGCAAACGAAAAACGATCATGAATAAGCCAGCGGCCGTTTTGATAGCCGCCTCTTGTCGTCTGCATCGCGTTTCGGTCTATTCCCTGCCCGTCGATGTCGCGCGTTTTTGTAATCGCATGGATTTGTCCGTGAAACCTGCGCGGCGGCACAAAGCACCGTACTGTAAAATCTCCCGCGGCAACGCTGTCACCGTGCGGAACTGTGTCGCCGGGACGCTGTTCCCCAAAGCAATAATTTGCGACGCTTTGGCAACGGCAGCGGAAAAGCTCCGTATCGTCTGCGGTCAGGATAAAATCATCGAGGCTGTTGTTTTTCCAGTTGTTTTCAAAACTGTCCGGCTTTTTCGGGTCGGCCTTAAAATCATAAGATGTTTTGTATCGATGTATTTTTATCCGCAGCATTCTTAAACTCCGTTTCCTTATCTTACCGACTTTCGTTCGTAAAACTCTCGAAACGGCTGTTAATATAATCGCAGGCATAAAAAAAAGAGCCTTTCGGCTCCCTAAATAATTGCATATCCTGTAACGCGCTTGCACTATATTCCCGATATTTCCCGCTTTTTCCCGGAAAATCCCGCCTTTTCTCCGTCATTTAACATTCTATTCTCTGGCTTTATCAACTCGCAACGATTACAGTGGATTCTGCAAATGCATCCTTTACGGTTAAAGATAATACCGTTTACGATAAAGGCGGGAAAAAACTGTTGTGCAGTGCGCGGGCGATAACATCGTTTAACTTTCCGGCGGATATTACGGAAATAGGGAAAGGAGCCTTTTCGGGTTGTGAGAAGTTAACGGCGGCAAATCTTTCTTCCTGTACCGCTCTTAAAACAATCGCTGCCGATGCGTTTTTCGGCTGTGCGAGCTTAAAGCAGTTGATTTTACCTGCAAGTCTTGAAACATTGGAAGATGAGGCTTTTTTCACCTGTAGGGAAATGAGCGGAACGGTGGTTTTGCCGGCAAATCTTAAGAAAATCGGTGAGGACGCTTTTTTCCAGTGCGGTAAGGTTACCGTCTTTGATTTTTCAAAGTGTACTGACCTTATTTCAATCGCTGGCGGTGCGTTTACTGAATGTAACGCGGCCGCGTTTACGGTAAAAAAGGGCAGTGTCGGCAGTGCAATAAAAGCAGCGCTTATAAAAAGCGGCGTTGCCGAAAGTCAAATATCCGAAGTTGATTGAGTGGTAAAAATGCGCGCATAGTATATTAAGGGGACTGTCCAAAAACTGAAGTTTTTGGACAGCCCCCTAGCGAAAGATTTTAATATACCTAAGCAAAGCACGTGTTCCGTGCGCTTGTTTACACCACTTGTCAGCGCACCGTAATGATAAAGTCTTTATTCGCTTTTTTAAAATCGTATGCGTATGTTTTTCCGCTGCGCGAAACGACGGCGAAATAAGCGTACGACGGAAGCGAATCTTCGAGCGGAGAATCGACCGTATCCGTATCGCCGAAGCCTTTTAAAACGGCGACGCCTGCTTTTTGCCACGTACCGTTTTTATCGTTGAATGCATACAGTGTGAACGAAATATTTTCATCGCGCGTTTCGCTCACGAATTTGACGTTGTCTTTGAAAACGCCGGGAACGCTCCGTATGTCGGCTATCACCGCGTCTTTTTTATAGCTTTCGTCGGTCGATCCGTCAGGCGAATAGACTTTGATGCGCAAGTCGTTGTGCTTTTTTTCGGCTTCGTATCTGTACACACCGTTTCCGTCGGGAACGACGGCGACGTATTCCACTTTGCGTATTTTGCCTTCAAAATCCGAATCGATAGTATCGCCGTCGTAAAATTCTTTAAGCAGCGCTTTGCCGTATAAATTCCACGACGCTTTTTTTGAATCGTAGATATACACGCAAAACGAAATATTTTCGTCGTCCGACAGATTGATAAGTTTGATGTTGTCTTTCATTTTGCCCGGAACTGCGGCGGACGAAACGTCGATGACGGATGCTTTCGAGTCGTCGAAGGCCGGCGCATTTCGCTGTGCGAACGCTCCGCATGCGATCGCCGCTGCAAGCCCCGCGATTATTAATTTTTTCATAAAAACCTCCTTATGGTAATTTATAGCGCGTGACAGGGCACCTGAATCATGCCGTATCTATAAAATGCTTTATGTGCTATACTGGTTACAGCAATATTATTATGAAACGTATTGAACTTGAACCGGCGCGCATCGCGGATGTGCTGAAAGAAAATCTCAAACATAAAGATACGATTTTTGTCTTTTCGACCGATGTCGCCCTCGTTTCGTGGGCGGAATGGTGCGTAAAAAATCCTCAAGCGTCGGGCGTAAAGGCGGTCGCACTCGAGCGCTTTATCGCGTGGGATACTTTTAAAGAAAAATACGCCGTCGCAAAAGAGAGCGGCCGTCATGCCGTGCCTGCCGTGCTCCGAAAAGTGTTCGTCCGGAATCTCATCGAAGAAAATGCAGCCGGCGTCCGAAGCGGCAAACCGATTTTTAAAAGCATCGTGAACCCGCAGTTTGCAGACGACGCCGATTCGTTTGCCGATTGGATCGCAAAAAATCTTCCGCTTTTGAAAACGTGGTATGAAAAATTTTCCCGCTATGCAAGCGATCATCCCGAAGCGGCAGACGATGAAGATGAAGACTACCTCACGCTTTACCGGCGCTATGTCGATTTTTTGGGAGAGTCGATGTTCGAGCCTGCATGGCTCATGCCTGATTTTACGGAAGAGCGTAAAAAATTTATTATTTTTTATCCGGAACAGCTTGAAGATTTCGATGAATACGAAGCGGTCTTTGCCGCAGTTGAAAACATAACTTCTTACGTGCTTCCCGAAAAAGAAGTGCATACGGGCGAAGTATTCGTTTATCCCGATGCGAGGACGGAGCTTCGAAGAACGGCGCTCTGCATTCGGAACATCGTCGGAAAAAGCGTCGGAGAGCTTTCGTATGAAGATATCGCGCTGCACGTTCCCGAACTCGAAACTTACCGGCCGTATATCGAACGGGAACTTGCGAACTACCGCATTCCCTTCGTCGTTCGAAGCGGCGAGCGCTTTACGGTCGGCAGCGCCGGAAGCATTTTTGAAGATATCGACGAATGCCGCAAAAATAATTATTCGTACGACAGCGTGCGCCGCCTCGTGCTCGACGGGCGCGTGCCGTGGAAAAACAAAGCGCTCAACGAAAGTCTCGTTCGCGAGGGTAACCGTCTGCACTGCATCTGCAATTACGGCGGCGGAGACGTGTGGCTCGAATCGCTCGCTAAATCCGGACGAAGCGAACGTGAGCTTGAATTGTACAAACGATTAAAAAAATCGATCGAAGCCGTTACGGGTGCGAAGACCTTCGAAGGTTTGCGGACGGCGTGGCTTATGTTTAAAAACGAATTCCTTTCCGATGACGAGTTCAGCGTCGAAGCGAACAATGTTCTCGGACGCTGCATTGCAGAGCTTGAAACGCTTGTCGCCATCGAAAAGGATTATATCGTGCCGCTTGATTTGCAGCTTCGCTCTCCGTTTTCTTTTTTTATCAACGAGCTGAGAAGCAAAACCTATCGCCCACAGGATACGCTTTCGGGAGTTTCCGTCTTCGATTATAAAGTCGCCGCATGCGCCGCCTATCCTGTCAACATCGTCATCAACTGTACGCAGGACGCTCTCACCGTCGTCCGTAAGCCGCTCGGTTTTCTCAATACGCAAAAACGCCGTGCGCTCGGCATACGGGATTCCGATGCGGCGTCTACCGCCTTTATCAGACTGTACGGAAAATTTAATAATGCGGGCGGCGCGCGGAGTGTCTTTTCGTGCAGCGAACAAACTTTCTCGGGTTTTGCGATCCCGCATACGTATTTCAATATCGCTCCCGTCGAAAAAAATCACACGCCCTTCGACGAACTCGATGCAGACGATTTTATCCTTAACGAAAGAAAATGGTTTTTATCGGAATCGGATGCTCCCCGTGCTTTGAGCGATCTGCAAAAAGCGCAGTATGAAAACTGGAAAGCGTCTTCCGATTTTTCCCTAAACACTCCCTGCGCGCAATCCGTAGATACCGGCGTCAAAAAAATAATCGATTATGTTTTAAAAGAGCGCCGCACATTGAACGGCTCTTCAAGTGAAGATGCTTCGGTAGTAAAGATCACCCAAAGCGATATGCGCGATTTTTTCCCGTGTCCCCGGAAATGGCTGTTCAAATCGGTCGTCAAACTCCGTGAAGATTCCCTCGACGCGTCCTTGTTCGAAAAATACGATCAGGGAAATATCAATCATAAAATCCTCGAACTGCTTTTTAAAAGCTTTGATACGCTGCCGGTTACGAGTGAAGACGGAACGTTCGGAGAGCATGAAAACGACATACGAAAATTAATAAAAGAAAAAACCTATGACGCGATCTGCGACAAGTCGTTCGGTTTTTATCAAAGCCCGATCGCGCTCCGCGTACTCGAAGCGCAAAGCGGTAAATTCGAAAAGATCATCATCGATTTTTTGCACGAGTTTTGCAAACAGGGGAAAGGATTCGGCGGCTGCCGCGTCGTTTCGACGGAAGCGTCATGTGAAGCGTGGGAGAGCGGAAAGCGCTATAAGTATTTCGGAAAAATCGACTGCGTGCTTTCCGATGACGCGGGCAGGATTATCATCGTCGATTATAAAAATACCGTTCCCCCGTCGATCGCTTCGTGCCGCGCGGATGAAACGACGGGTACGCTTAAAAATTTTCAATGCGCGATGTATGTAACCTTGTGGAATCTTGCCGATCCCGTTAAAGTCGATAAAATGGTCTTCTGTTCGATAAAAAATGCGGGCGACAATACCGTCGTCATCGACTACGGCGACGATAAAAAACTGCCGGAGTCCTATGTGCCGACGCTTTCGGTATTCGACCGCTATGCTTCCCTCTTTTACGAAACCGTCGAAAACGGAAATCCGGAACCGCTTCGAGGAGTGCGGCACGGAGACGACGCGCTTATCGTACCCGACGTGTATTCGGACTGTATGGCATGCGATTTTAAAACGATCTGCCGCACGGCATATACGGTCGCATCTCACAAACTGTAACTCGGGAGCCTGCGATGAAAAACGATTACGCATACCTTGACCTTTTGGAACATCCGCTCGACGATCAGCAAAAAAAAGTGTGCTGCTCCGTAAAAAATGCCGTCGTCGCTGCGGGAGCGGGTTCGGGTAAAACGCAAGTGCTCGCGACGCGCTTTGCGTGGCTCGTTATGGAATTCGACGATATCAGAGCGCCG